CCGCACGGCACCAGGGAAAGACCATTGTCTGATTTTTGATCACAGCGGTAGCATACACCGCCTGGGCTACCCGGATGACATCGAGTATGACGACTTGAGCGGCAAAAGTGACGGCATGAAATCAGCTGCAGGTAGTAGCGAACCTGAGAAGATCGAGAAGAAACCCAAAGAGTGTTCGCAGTGCCATTTCATGAAGCCTGCTGGGGTATATGTATGCCCGAAGTGTGGATTCAAGCCTGTAGGTGGAGAGAACGTAGAAACGGACACTACCCGCAAACTGCACCGCCTAAAGGGGAATGTCAGAACCTATAGCCGCAAGGATAAGCAGTCATGGTGGAGTCAGATCAAGGGGTACCAGCGCTACCGCGCACTTAGTGGTGGTAAGAATTTATCTGATGGATGGTGCGCTCATACTTTCAGGGATAAGTTCGGAGAATGGCCAAATGGGCTATCAGATATTCCTCTGGAAACAGGTCCAGAGGTCTGGGGCTATATCAAATCAAAATTTATCGCATTCAGTAAGTCAAGAGGTGCTGCCTGATGAAAACGGTTGAGGCGGCACTTGGCAAGTGGCCGCAGATTTTTAAAGCTCTTGGGCTTCCTCCGGTTACGGGACTGAAGCACTGGGCGAAAGAGTGCCCGGTTTGTGGGCGAAAGGGTAAATATCGTTGTGATGACAAAGAGGGCAGAGGCACATGGATTTGCAGTTGTGGCAGTGGTGATGGCTGGAAGCTTTTTGAGCTAACTCAACAGAAGACCATTGGCGAACTGTTTACTGAAGTAGATCAGATTATCGGCAACGTGTGGAAGCGCGATAACGATGAACAACTAAAACAACGGCAGGCTGCCACGGTGGATCAGGTTCGTGATGCCGTTCTGCGAAAGTTTTCAGGCATGAATGGCCTGCGCGACACACCGGCACAGTCATATCTCAATAGCAGAGGCATATTTTCTTTGCCATCGATGGAGTCCGCCCGTTATTGCGACAGGCAGTCAGTTAATGGCGGCGGCGTGTATCAGGCAATCTGGTCAATGGTAACGGATAATAAGGCCAATCTCTGCTACCTGCACAGGACCTTACTCAGCGGCGATCGGAAAGCAGATGTTGATATGGCAAAAAAGCAAAAAAAACTTCAGGACGATAATTTTCTGGAGTATGCGACTTCAGTCGCAATACGTCTTTTCCCTGTTGCATCAACGCTAGGAATCGCTGAGGGAATTGAAACTGCGCTTTCATGTAAGCAGCTCTATCACGTTAATACCTGGTCAGTTATCAACTCCAACTTTATGGCGAAATTTATCGCGCCAGCTGGAGTTAAGCATCTGGTTATTTTCACGGATATGGATCCGCATTCCGCAACAGGCCATGCAGCGGCATATGCCTGCGCCCACAAAAACCTGTTGGCCAAAAACGATATCGAGAAGATCACCGTGCGCTGGCCGGACTCAGGCGATTTCAATGATTTGATTCAGAAGGGCGAGAAGGTTCGGGAACTCACATTCAGTAAAAAGGTGGAGGCATAATGCGAGACATTTCAATGGTTCTTGAGCGCTGGGGCGCATGGGCGGCTAGTGGAGATACCAATATCGGCTATCCGCGCACTGCTGCTGGATTATCTCGTCTCCTCCCTGCCAGCAGGGCCGGGCGACCATCGTGCTGTGATGATGACGGGATGTTTATCAACGAGGCAATGATCCGCCTGAGTAAGCACGATGAATATTTGTGCGCAATAATCGAGAAATACTATATCGATGGAATGACGCTCAGGGCGCTGGAGAAAGTGCTTGGGATTTCCTACAACACTGTATCAGTGCGTATCCAGCAAGGTGAAGCATTCATTCAGGGGGGGTTATGTGCTCTCGACATCAAACTGGAAATGGACAGAGAGTGCCAAAAAGAAAATATTTTGCCACCAAAGCTCAAATTAGTTGTGTCATGACAAAATCGCAATTAATCTGATAAGAGTGGTTACTACGTCACTCAGCTTAATCATCTAAACCTCGCTCCGGCGGGGTTTTTTGCTTTCTGGAGTGCAGTTATGCCTAGCGAAAAGCAACAGCCCTATTTCTATAATCCCGGCATGAACCCGTTGCAGCTTGAGGAATGGCTAAATCAGCAAAAGTTGCACGTGGCGCATTTTAATCGCCTCTGCAAAGAGCGAGCCGCCCTTTATGAACAGCTCGAACAGGTGGAGTCTACGCTTGAGCGTCTTTCATCATCAGGTTTTGAAGGAACGTTGAGTTTTCCTTGTGGTCCCAATCCGCTTCTGGAAAATCATCAAAGCGATAAGAGTACGTAGGCAGATTAAAAGCGCTCAACGCCACCTGAGCATCTTTGTTGATGTTATCAATCCTCAGCTCATCCTGTATGACGAATAAAGCATCTTCGAAAGAAAGTAATCTTATATCTTCAGGAAGCCACTTAGTTTTGACAAAGATCAGGTGGTTTAATGCGGCTTTTCCTTCGAGTGGATTAAAGATGGTCCCATATTTCACTCGGTGTCTATGAAGGACCATTTCCAAGATAAATACCGCTGCCGTTCGGTTTCTTATCTGATTGTCCTGCTGGCTACCTGCGTAGTAAGCAGAGTGAGACATGTTGCGGTTATCACAGATCCTGGAACGTATTGAAAAAAGCAGATTATGGTAATCGGACATGCTGATTTCCCTTTTCCTTTTTGATGGGGTGATTAAGGTGCGATTAACTGATTTGCCTTTTGGATGTCAAGAAAGCTCTTTAACCAGATGATTCATTTTGGAGAGCACTTCTTCAGGGTTTTTGACGTAAAAGCTCGCCGGGAAGAAAACGCTGTTAGATAGACTTTCATCATCCCAATGCACTGTTTTGGCAATTTTGTGCCCTTCAAGATACTGAGCATACGCTTTCATGAGACTCTTCCTTTTACGGGGTCCTGCACGCGCACAAAGGTGATGTATATCCACTTCGCGGATGGTCTGGAAAGGGTATGAGTCAGATTTAATGGCGGATACCTCCATAAGTAGTTTTTCTAAAATCGGCGCGGCGGCAGCCCGGTAGGCTTTCCTTTTGTCACTGAGCCTGCTTATGAAAATCGGAACAATGATAGCCAAAACAGGAATTGCTATACCGATGATGAAGCTTTTAAAATCCATGAGGTAATTTCCATGTCTGCATTAATCAACGAGCTTATCCCTTACATTTCACTGGCCGTGTCGTGCTTTGGGCTGGGTTATAATATTGGGTTTGTACGTGGCCGCGACTGAGCATCAGATTAGTGACAACAGGACCACGATGGAATCCTGATATTTACACAGTGGGTATAACGACATCAGTCTGCACCAGGATTTAGAGATTTCCATTTGGTGTTTTATCTCACCCTCTGGATAGCGAGCAAGCCGTTTATCTCTCCGATGGGCCGCAGTACCAGCATGACACTTTTTGTGTTAGTTGCAGGAATCTTCCTATTAGATATACTTGAGTTTTTTTCTGGGAGGTTTCATATGAGCAAAGAGTGTTTTATGGATACCGTGCTCGCTTGGATTGGAGAAAACCCTGACCGCAGCGCCCGTCAGATTGCCAGCGGGACCGGTTTGAAGGTGCATCAGACATCTAATGCGTTAAGAACCCTGGTGAAGAAGGGGGTCGTTTTATGCAACCAACGCAATGGCAAATGCACCTACAGAACTGGGAAAAATATTGAGTTTGGAAGAAGCAGAGTGCTGAATGATTTTAATGATTTAATAAGTTGCGTTCGAAAATCATTTGATGTTCCTAGTGGCTAGATATTCTCAAGTATTGACCCCGGCACACATCGATAAACCCACTTCCCGATGGGTCTTGGCTTAAATGCAACCAGTGGGGTTATCGATGTGGTGAATGCGCAGGCTGATGCGCTAGAGACGGCACCCCCTTAATGAGGACTGCGCTATCTCTGGAGGAAAGTCTTGGGGCACAACATGCCAGAGAAAGCCGGAGATCAGCGCCGGCCGCCACACATAATTCATAGGTCGCCACTGGGCGGCCTTTTTCATTCATAGGAGCATAGTCAAATGCTGGCATCAATTAAGGCCGACACCAGCGGCATTGAGAGAAAACTGCAGGCATTACTTGAAGTGCTTCCCGAGCATATACCTGACCAGTTCGGCAGCATGTTGTCTGACTTGGTCGACAATATCATCCTTGTGAATGGTACGCCCGCAGTTGCTGCAGGTGGTTCCTTCGATATCGTTTGTGTCGCTGATTTCAGTGGGACTGCTTACGACAAGGTCATGGCTGCAGCCAGGGCATTTAAAGCTGACAGTATCGCCCATTAAATACTCCATATCTGTAAGGTTATTTTTGGCGATTTAACGATAACAGAAATGGATATGACCAGCCAGAAGCTATCTGGCACCAATTTTAAGGCTCACTACGGTGGGCCTTTTTCATTTCCCTCTCCCACACACGGCACCAGCGGCAACCGCCGAGGTGAGCATATGAAAATGGAACAACAACCTGGAAACATCGTCACCCAGTTTTTTGCGTGGCTTGCGACCATTGCTGGCGTACTGGGATGGACGACTCAGGATCTGGTCTATTTCATTTTTGGTTTCATAGGCGTGGTGATTTCACTGGCCTCGTACATCAATGGCCGCATAGATGCCCGCGCCGCACGCAGAGAAGACCAGCGCCGCACAAGAATCATGGAAGACTACATCGCTGACGTTAAGAAAAAGCCTTTAGAGGACCGCCCCAGCGCGGTTGAGGTTATTTCAGAGGCGGCAGATAAGGCTGAGGCTTGAATGCTGAATTTGATGAGGATTTGAGAGGTTGAATGTTCGGTGCTGCGACTGGCGGGTGACGAAAGGCCAGCAACTGCCAGGGTGGTTACTGAGGATGTGAAACGGATGGAAATTTATGTCTCAACTGATTAGAAAAGCCGGTTCCGCTGGTGGAATAGTTTGCTCTGTCGGGACCATCATCGCTCTAGTTTTAAGTGCAGGCCATGTGCGAACGAGCGATCGCGGACTAGAGCTGATCGGTAACGCTGAATCCTGCCGCCGGGACCCCTATGTATGTCCTGCAGGTGTGCTGACGGATGGCATGGGCAACACGCACGATGTAAAGCCCGGTACCATCAAGAATGACCAGTTGATCGCGTTAGAATGGGAAAAAAATATTCTCGATGCTGAATCTTGCGTTAATCGTTATGCCAACGGGAAGAAACTGTCCGATGATACTTTCAGTGCGGCTGTATCAGTAACGTTTCGCGCAGGATGTGGCAATATGCGCAGCTCAACTATGTTCTACCTCTTTCGAAGCGGTGACGTAAAAGCGGCGTGCTATCAGTTTACCCGCTGGGTTTGGGGTGGGGGAAGAAAGTTACCTGGTTTAATTAAAAGGGCTTCTAAAGAACAAGAACTGTGTTTATCGGGAATAAATGGGCGCTGATTTCAGCGCCCTAGATTTTATAGAGCGCAGCTGACATCACCTTCAGGGCAATTGAGCATCTCTTTAAGTTCTTTGGTCCGTTGTTCCGTTTTTCCAGTAAGGCAGTGACTTACATTCATCGAGTTGATAGACCCATCCCGTGAGGAGTAAGTCTGGAATTTACAGTCAGTGTCGCGGTATTCGATCCACTTATTCTGTGATTTTTTTAATAAATTTGTTTGCTCCCCTGATGTTGCCTTAAGCACTTGCTGGTAAGTGTTATTCAGCTCGTTATCAGATTTTTTGTACTCAGCAGATGCGCACTGATTCATGTCAAGTTGAGTTTGGGCATTGTTACAATCCAGTGCGAATGCACTGGTCATTGGGAGTAAAACCAGTAATGGAAAAATCAATTTCTTCATAACATCTCCTTGTCCCTCAATCATTTGAGGTGGAAGGATTATAGCTAATTGATCGTTCACTGAGAAAATTTTTCATGGACTGGTGCTTCTTCATTGCGGTAATTCTGTCATGAGCCGGATAAATGCAGTTATCGCTGCTGTATTCCTGCTGCTGTTAATCGCGCTGGGTGGTGCGGCCGTTTACTACCACGGCCAATACAGCGACCAACGCACGGCCAACCAGCAGCTGCAACGCGACAACGACCAGCAGGGTGCTGTGATCGCTACCCAGGCGTTCCAGTTTAACCGCTTCAATGAGATAGCCGACAGGCAGCAGCAATATGCTGTGACGCTGACGGGCAAGGCGCAGGAGAAAGAGATTGAGTATCGCACCATCCTCAAGAGTGAGCCGACCTGTGCTCTCGCTGTTCCTGCTGCTATCGCTGGCAGGCTGCTCGACTACACGCTTCGTCTACGTTCCAGCGCAATGCACGCCTATCCCGGCCTCGTTGATGAAGCCAATGCTGGTACCGCTGCCCCCGGCCCCCTGACGTACTGTCAGGCGGTGCTGTGGATTGATCAGCTACTGACAGTCATCGACATCGGTAACGGCCAATTCACGGACATCAGAGAAGCAGATAAAACCAGAGCCTCGCACTAGCGGGGCTTTTTATTGCTGTTTTGTTGAGGAAAATTTAATGGGTTTTAAATATCAAATTGGTCAGGTCGTTCACGCCACCATTAGTGGCGAGCAGGGAAATGTAAAGGCGCGAGCTGAATACAATGCAGGGCCAAATCAGTATTTTATTCATTACCAGACTGCTGACGGACGCGCTGCTGATCGCTGGTTTGAGGAAGGCGAATTGTCTCCATCCATGGACGTTGAAAAGGCCAACAGCAAAGAAAAGGAAGGTTCTCGGCTTGCTGAAGTGGTCAGCTCTGTAATCTCTGACCGGATTCGCAAAGAATTACTGCCTGGCGGCCTGCTGTATAGTCGTTAATGATCGAGGTGAATATGGAAGTTGTTATCGACGGCGTGCCATATGCACCTGCTGCACAGCAACGGTCCAACATTGGCTGGCGTTCTTAAAATACCCGGCCAATTTTTCATTAAATTAGTTCCCTCCAGAAAAAAATCGACATGCCCGTCACGGGGCAACAAACCACAGAGCCTTGCGGGGTGAGCCTATGGGGTAAGCAGTAATGCTTTCACTCTGTGGGCTGCTTTTATCCGCGTGAACTTAGGCTCACCACCGAAAGGAAAAGCATATGAATCAGTATTCATCAGGGGGTTTAGCAGATAGACCTAGCGGCGAAAAGGCTCAATGCAAAATAGATGGCTGCGAAAGCAAGCATCAAGCACGCGGGTATTGCTAGGTACACTATTTGCGAATTAAGCAATACGGAAGGGCTGACCTGTTACCAAAAGCCAGCGTTGAAGACAGATTTTGGAAAAGAGTCGATAAGAATCAAGATTGTTGGGTTTGGAAGGGAGCAATTACCCCCTTTGGTTACGGTAACTGGACATGGAAAGAGCGCGGAAAGCTCATGACCGATTCAGCTCATCATTTCGCATTTGTATTATCAGGACGAAAAATCCCTGATGGATTTCATCTAGATCATCTCTGCAGAAACAGGAAGTGCTGTAACCCTGATCACCTTGAGCCAGTGACACCTCGTGAAAATACTTTGCGTGGCATCGGGCCGAGCGCAGAAAACGCCAGAAAAACACATTGCAAACGAGGTCATGAGTTCTCATTCAGTAATACTAGATTGAGGCAGGGTAAGTATGGATTGCAGAGGGTGTGCAGGAAATGTCAGGCTGAGGAAGCAAAAGCAAGGAGGCTAAGATGTCATCTTTAAAAGTAACCATAAATGGGATCAATTATTCCCCCTCTGCAAAGTCTAATCGTATTGGAATTGCCGTGACCACACATAATCGCCAAGCGGTGCTGGATAAAGCGCTGGAGCATCAGCTCCGGTATCTGCCGGCTGGTGCGCTGGTGGTTGTTATCGATGACGGTTCATCAAAGCCCGTTACGGTGCCAGATGGTGTACGGCTGATCCGCAGTGAAACATCGCGCGGAATTGTCGCATCGAAGAACGCCAGCCTCGAGGCTTTGATTGATGCAGGGTGTGAACACCTCTTCCTATGGGATGACGATGCATACGCTATTGCTGGTGGATGGGAACAGCCTTACATCGATTCACCCGAGCCGCACCTCGCTTACCAGTTCCTTGACCTGGCTGGCCCACGTAAGCTTAAAGACCTCGCCGTACTGTACCAGGACGATAAGCACATCGCTTACACCGGACAGCGAGGCGTGATGCTTTACTACCACCGCTCAGCGATTGAGAAGGTTGGCGGCTTCGACCCGGTTTACGGGCGCGGCATGTACGAACACTCTGACCTGGCGCTACGCATTCATAACGCCGGGTTAACCAGCTGGGCGTTCGCTGACGTTGCTGGCTCCGAAAAGCTGATTTACTCGCTGGACGAACATGAAGCGGTGGACCGTTCAGTACCGAAGCCTGACCGTGAAGCGCTGGTTAAGCGCAACGTGACGATTCATAACGAGCGCCGAGACAGCGGATACGCCGGATATGCTGAGTATCGAAGCCAGCGTAACGTGGTTATCACGACACTGCTGACCAGCCAGCCAGACCCGCAGCGCGGCACCAAACTGACTCCTTCACCTGATCTGCTGAGCAGGTGGGCCGCGTCAATTAAAGGCGCTGATGCTGTGGTGCTGGCTGACGAACTCCCGAACGCACCGAACGGCGCAACCATCCACCGCGTGCCTGATGTGGCGATGAACGTCTACTTCCGGCGCTGGCTGCATATTTACCAGTACCTTCGCGAGCATCCTGAATACCGGTTCGTCTGGTGTACCGATGGCACTGACGTGGAGATGCTGCGCGAACCATGGGCGGAGATGGAGCCTGGCCGACTGTATGTCGGTTCGGAGCCAAAGACCTACGCTGACGCATGGGCCACTACCAATCACCCGGAGCGGCCTTATGCTGAGTTCATTGCCGCACATCGTAATGAGCTGATGCTTAACGCTGGCCTGCTCGGTGGCACACGTGAAGATGTGATGGCATACGCGCATGCGATCGTCCGCATCTGGTATCGCACCGAGTCAAACAGGTTCTGGGGAAAAGAGAATGGCAAGCCATGCGTGGGCGATATGATCGCTTTCGGCATAGTGGGTTATCAGCAGCGCGACAAGTTGGTTACCGGACCGCGAGTGCATACCGTGTTTAAAACTGATGGCGTGGGTAAAGAGTGCGCCTGGTGGAAGCATAAATAGGCTGAAAGGCAGGAGATAAAAGTGGAAATTAACATTAGCTTTCCAGAAATAGGAAGCAGAATGCAATGGTCCGATAAAGTTGAAGATGGTGATGTGATAGGTGGAATGCAATTTATCAAGAAGATATCTTCGAAGATAAAAGTTTCTAAATTGAACGGTGTGCACCCTAGCGTTGAATTGGTGACGCATTACACTGAAGACTTTGACCCATCCGTTAGTTTTTCAGAGTTTGAAGCAAGGGCAAGTGAGCACATAAAAAACATCCTGTCAGGGCTGAATGTCCCCGCATAGCGGGGACTTGCATTACTTAATCTTGTGATAAATATTATCAGCTTTAGCGTATATATGGCTTACAGATAAGGCGGTATCCTTTTGGTCAGGTGACATCTGGTTATCGTCAAACCCAAAAGCTTTATCCATATACGATACGAACCTTCTTCTGAAATCACCCGGATCTGATGACTCAGCCATTGCCACTGCAAGTACGAATGCAAATACATCTTTCTGTCTATCGGTAAACGTTGAGCTCATTTACATTTCCTTTTCAGGGGTAATCAGCCATCCCTCCTGTTGTGAACGTCAGTGCCGCAAACACGGACGGGCTGAGGACATATAGTAACCAGGGTTAATCTATGGGCGAAGAAATAATGATTGTGGTTGTCGGCCACCACTCCCGCCGCAACATGGCTATGCGCCTGGCTGAATCGCTGGATGCTCACCTGCTTATTGATGAAGAGGGCAACGGGGCGAACTGGAATCACCGCCGTGCCATCGCATGGGCAGGCCAGCAGGATTGCAGGGTGGTGATTGTTGAAGATGATGCGCTTCCTGTTCCTGGCTTCGCGTCACTGGCTCAGGAATGGGTGGAGAAATTCCCTGACAACATCTGTTCGTTCTACCTCGGCACCGGACGCCCGCCGCAATACCAGATGCAGATAGCAGCCAGCCTCATCGAGGCAGACAAGCGGCAGTCCGACTACATCACGATGGATAGGCTTTTGCACGGTGTTTGCTACAGCCCACCACCGAACGGAATCAGCACAATCCTGAAGAACTGGAACAGCACTAAAGCCGCCGACTATGCCGTTGGTGATGCGCTTGGCCGCAAGGTCATCTATCCGTGCTACTCACTGGTGGACCATGCCGATGGCCTGCCGGTTGAGCGGCACCCCGACAACACCCCGCGCATTGAGCGCCGCAAAGCATGGCGATTGGCACAGCAGGTAATGTAATGGCCAGACTAAAAACAATGAAGCCACGGCTATCAGTGATGAACGCCAGCAGGCTCAAGCCGTTGACCGTTGCGGATACCCGTATAACAGGCTGGAAGCTTCAGGAGCGGCGCAAGAGGCTGTGGAAGGCTAACCCCTTCTGTGCTGATTGTGGTCGGCTGACAGAATACCCACACGGGTTCGAACTGGATCATAAGGTTGCACTCTT